AAGCAAATAGCGGGAGATTTAGAACAAGCAAGAATTGTTTCTAAAAAGAAACCACACCGTGATTTAGATTTGTCATTAAAGATACATCCAATACGTAAGGATATAATACCTTTGAAAGACGATGCTGCTGTAAAAAATGCAGTAAGAAATTTACTTATAAGTAATTTTTATGAGCGACCTTTTCAAAGCGATTTAGGAGCAAACTTAAGAGGATTACTTTTCGAACCAGCTGGTATGTTGACAAATATACAAATAAGAGATAGCATTAGATTTTGTATAGAAAAATATGAACCAAGAGTAAGTGTAGATAGTATCGATATAACAGATGTGGTTGATGAAAATAGATATATTATAGAAGTATTTTTTACAATAAAAGAATTTAGCACTCAAGACAGTGTAGAAATAGTATTAAGAAGGTTAAGATAAAATGGCAACAAATTTAAACGTTACAGAACTCGATTTTGCAGATATAAAAAATAATCTCAAAAACTTTTTAAAACAACAATCAGAATTTAATGATTACGATTTTGATGGCTCAGGATTAAATGTATTATTAGATATTTTAGCTTATAATACTCATTATAATGCTTTAAATGCTCATTACTCATTAAATGAATCATTCTTAGACTCAGCTCAAATAAGAGGAAATGTAGTTACAAGAGCAAAACTATTAGGATATACACCAAGGTCTGTTTTATCTCCAAGAGCTACTGTAAATATTGCAGTGACTGCAGCAGATAGTTTTAGTGGAACATTAGATACTACATTAACATTACCAAGAGGAACAAAACTTACAACACAGATTACCGGCGATGAATTTCAATATGTAGTATTAGAAACTCAAACTGCCACTTTAGTTGGTAGAACATACACATTTAATAATGTTGTAATAGCTGAAGGTGATGCAAGAGAATTAAAATACAGAGTTGATAATGATATAGAAAATCAAAAATTTCAACTTTCAGATTATGACGCAGATACAAGTACGTTACGTGTACGTGTACAACAAAATGAGGAATCTAGTGGAAGTGATTTATATACAAAATTTGAAACATTAAGAGGAGTAGATTCTGCATCAAAGGTTTATTACTTGCAAGAAAATCCAAGTGGTTATTATGAAATATATTTTGGAGATGGAGTCACAGGATTTAAACCATCAAATAATAATATTGTTACTATTGAGTATGTGACTACAAAAGGAGTTGAAAGTAATGGTGCTAATGGATTTAGTTTAGTAGATAGTCTTTTAGCTGGAGCGACTCAAACAGTTACATTAGTATCAGCTGCAAGTGGAGGAGCAGAAGCTGAAACAATGGAGTCAATAAGATTTAATGCTCCACTTACTTTTATTGCTCAAAATAGAGCGGTAACTTCAGACGATTATGCATCTATTATTAAAAAAGAATTTAGTAATATTGATTCTATTTCAACATGGGGTGGAGAAGATAATGACCCACCTGATTACGGTAAAGTTTATATTGCAATAAAACCTTTATTAGCAGAAACACTTACAACTGCAGAAAAAACAGATATTACTGGTGCGATATTAAAAGGTAAAAATGTTGTATCAATTACACCAGAAATTGTTGACCCTAATTTTACTTATTTAGAATTAGATGTTAACTTTAAATATAATCCAAACTTAACAGATAGAAGTTCTGTTGAATTACAATCAGTTGTAAGAGATACAATTAAGGATTATAATTTTAATAACTTAAATAAATTTGACGGTGTATTTAGACATTCACAATTAACAAGAGCAATTGATAGTGCTGACCCATCAATACTTAATACAATTGTACGACCAAGAATGTTTCAAAATATTACACCATTAAATAATGCAAATAATAATTTTAGTTTAACATTTAGTTCACCGTTTTATCAATCAGGTGTATCAACTGATTTTGTTTTAACATCAACAGCATTTAAAATAAATAACATAAACCACTTCTTTGGTGATGAGCCAATCGTTGGTTCAACAAATAGAAAAGTAATTGTTTATAAAGTTGTAAATGATACTAATGTAACTGTTATTAATGAAGCTGGAATTATAGATGTATTAAAAGGTACTATTATATTAAATAGTTTTAGACCTGATACAACAGATAAAATAAAAATAACTGTTATACCTAATTCATTAGACCTAGCTCCAAAAAGAGACCAGTTATTATCAATTGATAATAACAGTGTTGTTATTGTACCAGAAGTTGATACAATTGCAGTTGCAGGTTCAGCTGGTTCTATTAATTATACAACAACATCAAGATTTAAATAATGCCAACTAAAAAAACATTAACTCCAGGTGCTATAGGTGTAGAGACCGGAACATTACATAAAACAAAAGAAGATGTTCGTCTTGATTCTATAATACCTTCGGAGATTCTTGAAAATAAAGATAAGTTAGATAAATTCTTACAAGCTTATTATACGTTCATGAATATGGATGAATTTATTTATCAAGAAACATTAAGTTTTGATGATATTGTTTTAGGTGGTTTAGCACAATTTAGAATTGCAGACCCTAATAACGACAACAATAAGTTTTTTACAGATGAAACTGGTGCAGATTCTACATTGGTACTTACATCACCTTCTGGCACAATAGTAAATATTCCTTTAACTGATATTAATGTTGCAATTACAAATGGTAATGAATTGCCTGGTTCACTTGCAACATCAACATCGGAAATAGGTAAGACATTTACAGTTAATGGTTTAGACTCTTACAATAACTATACTGCAAAATTAACTACAATTGTAAAATATTGGGTTGGCCCTGGACCATCTTATGTTATGAATACCATTGAAGAAGCAATGGATATTGATACAAATGAAAATAATTATTTAGAATTAATGCAAAAAGAAATTGCTGCTACAATTCCAAGAGGTGTTACTGTAAATAAAAGAAATCTTTATAAACAAATTATAGACTTTTATAGATTAAGAGGTTCATCAGATTCAATTGAAATATTCTTTAAAATATTATTTAATGATTTTGCTGAAGTAGAATTTCCATACGATAAAGTATTAATACCTTCATCAGGTAATTGGGATGTTAATCCTAACTTAACAAAGGGTGGACAATATTTAGATAATAAAGGTTTCTTATCAGATAGTATTGTAGTACAAGATAGTTTAAAGTTTCAAAAGTTTTCTTATTTAATTAAGACTGGTAAAAATTTAAGTGATTGGGAATTATCATATGATAGACTTGTTCACCCTGCAGGATTTATTTATTTTGCAGAGATATTAATATTCCTACAACTAACAAAGGCAGTATTAGGTGAAGATGAATTTGATACAAGTGAACAAAATACAAGACTATGGGATAATTTAATTAGAATCGCAAGAAAAGTTTTATCAGCAATGCCGAATAGACAACCAGGTATTGTTGGACCAGAAGATATTCCATTACTTGTTGAAATGTTTGCATCAACGTTCTTACCAAGTGCTGATGCTTTTATTCATAAAACAGGTACATTATCTGTATCTTTAAAAACAGGTGTTATAAATGGAGTTACAATTACTGATAGTGGTAGTGGTTATACAAGCGTTCCAACAATTATAACATCTGATGCTGGAACTCCTTCAGGATTTACTTCAGCAGTTTTAACTGCAAGTCTTACAAATGGTGGAGTAAGTTCTATTGCAATTAGTAATGGCGGTAAAGATTATCAAACACCAGTTGTAACTATTGCAGCACCTTCAGCAATTACTTTTGATGGAAGTGATGAAGAAACACCATCAAATTTAACAGGTATTATTCATCTTGTAGATAATACAATCAAATTAACAAGTTCAGAACAAGCGGCTTTACCTGTAGGTTCATTAGTCACTTATAGTTCAGGCGGAGGAACTGCGATTGGCGGATTATCTGATACTGGACAATATTATATTGTATCATCAACGGCAGGAAAAGTAAAACTTTCTGCAACAGAAGGTGGTTCTGAAATAGATATTACGAGTGTAGGTTCTGGTACAAGTCATACATTTACTGGTGAAACAGCAACTGTAACAGCAACTACTTTAGATGGAGCTTTAGAATCTATTACTATTGCAGAACCTGGATTTGGATATCCATCATCTCCATTACCAGCAATCACGTTTAATGGTATAGAATTAGAAGGTCAAACAGGAGTTGCTCCATCAGTAACAATTGGTTTAGATGCAAAAGGTAGATTAGACGTAGATAATATTACAATAAATTCAGAAGGTTCAGGATGGAAATCATTATTTGCTACAGTAGCAGCAAATGCTAATGCTAGTTCAATTGCCTCTATAGATTTTTATGGATTAGCTAATAAAAATTATCTTACAGCACCTACTATAATATTTCCACAACCTACAGCAAAAGATGCCGATGGTAATTTATTATCTAGTAATGTATTAGCTGCAGCTAACTTTACACTTGATTCTGATGGTGAAATAACTGGTGTTAATATCACAAATGCAGGTAATGGATATATATCAGACCCGATTATAAGATTAGGTAGTAGTGCTAGTAATGAATTAAGAGTACCAGAGTTAAAACATAAAAGTATTATTAATTTAAATCATAATGATGTAGATACATTAATAACAGAAGTCAAAGTAAATCCAGTACAAACAACCGGTTCTATTATGACATCTACAGAATCAGCTGATAAGTTTTTACCAGAACATCGAGTAAAGGTTGTAAATTCAAATTTTAGAACCATTATAAATAATAACTATAAACAAAGAAAAGGAACTAGCAATTATTTCGATACTGCTAGACTTTATAACAGTAATCAATCAATTGAGTTTTTAAGTGGTAATACTTTACAAACTATTGACTCAACTGATATAAATAACTATAATACAAGTACTTTTGTACATATTGATTAAATCAGGATAGAAGAATGGCAGCAATTATTACATCAAATTTTAGAACTTTAAATGCTAAACACTTTAAAGAGCAAGTAGCAGGGTCAAGTGTATATGTGGCTATCGGTAAATCAGACGTATGGTCTTTGACAACATCTGATACAACTGATACTACACCTTTTACACCAAATGACCATCTAGATGCTCTAGGTGAAGCAAGAGCAAACCTTATAGGTATGAAAAAGATTATATCTACTGATATATCACATGTTGTACCAAGATATACATGGACATCAGGTAACTCATATTATGCATGGGATTCAGATGATGCATCGATTTTCGATAAAGCATTTTATGTAATTACTTCAGAATTTAAGGTTTACAAATGTATTAAAGCAGGTGGTGGTGCTTCAAGTATTCAACCAACACAAACATTAACTGCTCCTACTGCCGAATCAGATGGTTATATATGGAAATATATGTATACAGTTTCCGTTGCTGATGCTGAAAAATTCTTAACAAATAGTTATATGCCTGTTAAAACGGTTGCATTAAGTGCAAGCGCAATTGTTGCTGCAACAGTATCAAGTAGTACAACAGTTGTTTTAACAGAAACAGTAGATGAATTAACAGTTGGAATGGAAGTAACTGGTAATGGTGTTACAACAAGTCCTAAACCAACAATTTCTGCAATCAATGGTTCAACACTTACATTAAGTGCTACACAAAGTATAGCAGCTTCAACAAAATTAACTTTTGCATATGCTAATGATGCTGCAGCTGAAGCTGTTTTATCAGAAGCAGATTATGCTCAATACTTAAACCAAAAAGCTTCAAGAGATTCTGCTACTGCAGGTGGTATAGAAAGAATTGAAGTAACAGCAGGTGGAACAGGATATACTTCAGCTCCTACTGTTGTAATTACAGGTGATGGAACAACTAATGCAACTGCAACTGCAACTGTTTCAGGTGGTGCTGTCACAGCTGTAACTGTAAATAATAAAGGTGCAGATTATAGAGTAATAGATATTACATTTACTGGTGGCGGCGGTTCAGATGCTGCAGCAAGAGCAGTATTAACTCCAAAAGCTGGACACGGTGTTGACCCAGTATCAGAACTTGGTGGATTTTTTGTTTCATTAAATTCACAACTAGATGGTAATGATGGTGGTGATTTAACAGTTGGTAATGACTTTAGACAAATTACACTTATCAATGAACCAAGAGAATATAATGCAACGCCTTTAGCAGGATTAATTGCAACAGCAGATACTTTAAAAGCAACATCTTATTTAGACTTTAATAGTTCTGCCACGGTTTCTAGTTATACAGTAGATGAATTAATTGTAGGTGGAACATCAGGTGCACAAGCATATGTAGTTGAAATAGACACATCAAATGGTTATATACGATATCATCAAAATGATAAAACTGGATATGGTGTATTTACAGATGGTGAAGTTGTAACAGGCCAAACTTCTAACCAAGCTGACACATTAGAATCTTCTAATGCAGTTGGTGCACCAGAAGTTGATAGAGCAAGTGGTGATATTTTATTCTTAGAAAATAGAGACCCAATTAGTAGAACAACAACACAGATTGAAGATATAAAAGTTATTTTAGAATTCTAATATATAATTATTAGGAAGAGAGATTTATGGCAACAACAGTAGTAAAAAACAATTTTGTAAACTATACACTTGATGATTTTGATGAAACAAAAAATTATCATAGAGTACTATTTAGACCAGGTTATGCTGTTCAAGCAAGAGAACTTACACAATTACAAACAGCACTTCAAGCTCAAATAGACCGTTATGGTCAGTTTGCTTTTAAAGATGGTTCAAGAGTTGTAAATGGTAAAGTTACATTAAATGTAGAATATGATTACGTAAAAATAGAATCATCATTTACCCATTCAACTGCTGGTGCTTTAAATGCAGATAATTACTTAGACGAATTTGTAGGTACAACAATTACTGGAGCTACCAATGGCGTAACAGCAAAGGTATTACAAGTTGCTGCTGTTTCAGGTGGAGATGCTGCAACATTATATGTTAAATATACAAATTCAGGTACAGCAGGTACAACATCTGTTTTTGCTGCAGGCGAAGAGTTAAGTTCAGATGCAAGTACAATAAGATACGCAAAAGTTAAACCATCAGGAGATACTCCTACAGGATATGGCTCAGCTGTAAACATTGAAGAAGGTGTTTACTTTATTGCAGGTACTTTTGTATATGTTCCTGCAGGTTCTTTAATACTTGACAAATATACAAATACACCAAATTATATTGTAGGTTTAAAAGTTACTGAAACTGTTGTTGATTCTGGTACAGATTCTACATTATTAGATAATGCTCAAGGTGTTCCAAATACTGCAGCACCTGGCGCACAAAGATATAAAATATCTACACAATTAATAAAAGAACCATTAGCATTAGCATCAAGAACAGAAAATAGTTATATTACTTTAATTGTAATTGAAGATGGTAAAGCTGCTGTAGATAAAACAGATAAAAATACAGAAACAGAATTAACAGAAAGATTAGCAAGAAGAACATTCGAAGAATCTGGTGACTATGTTGTAGAACCATTTCAAATTAATAAAAAAGAATATTTAAATACTGGTAGTAATTTTGGATTTAAAACAACTGCTGAAATTATTACAGATGGCGATGCTGCAGATACAGCAGCTGCTACAATATATGGTGATAATAGATTTGTCGTAGGTATTGACCCATCAGTTGCTTATGTAAAAGGATTTAGAGTTCAAAATAATACAACTAAAAATTTAATTGTAGAAAAACCAAGAGGTGCAAATTCTACAAATACAGTTAATGTTTCAACAACAAGTATTCCAGTTGGTAACTATATTAAGTTAAATGCATCAACTGTAAAAGGTATGCCAAATGTAAATACTTTAGCAACACTAGATTTACATACAAACACAATTGCTCAAGGACAATCTTCAGGAAATAAAATAGGTACTGCAAGAGCAAGAGCTTTAGAATATGTTAATTCAGAATTAAGATTATATTTATTTGATATTAATATGACAGGAAATAATGTGTTTAGTTCTGTAAAAAGTGTTAAACAAACAGGTAATACTCAAGACTTTATTGGAGATTTTGTCACTACACAAATAGGTAATTTATTTGATGTAGGTAATAATGGATTAGTATTTCCATTGCCTCAATCAGCAGTTAAAACTCTTTTAGGAGATGATGATACAACTACAGATACAATTTATGTAGTAAAACAATTATTCGATGTAAACTCAAATGCAATTAGTGTTAGTGATGGAACATTTATTAATACAAGCAGCATTACAGCAACTTTAGATAATGGTGTTATTGATGTAACACCTACACATAATGGTACTGATGGTGCAACTACTATCACATTTACTGATGTAAGTGGTGCTACACCAGGCTCAGGTCGTCTTAAAGTAATGGCCGATGTCAGAAAAAATATACTTCAAAAAGAAAAACAAAGAAGAAATTATGCAGATAGTGCTGCAGGTACATCAGTTACTGGTGCATTATCTAGTGGTGAATTAAGCTTAGCTACTTCTGATATTATAAGAATTGTTGCAGTATTAGACGCTAATAATGTTGATATAACAGAAAGATTTACTTTAGACAACGGACAAAGAGATAATTTTTATCAAAATGGAAAAGTTATTTTAAAGCCAGGATTTCCTACACCAAGCGGAAATATTACAGTTAGGTTCGATTATTATACTCATTCTGCAGGAGACTATTTCTCTGTAGATTCATATCCAGCATCAGATATCACAAGTAAAATTATATTTAATAGTAATAAAGGCGCTGTCAATTTATTAGATTGTTTAGATTTTAGACCTAGGAAAGCAGATAATGGTGTAGATATTTTTGATTCTAATAGTGATGGTACTGCAAGTGACCCACAACCACCTAAACCAAATCATGCAGCAATAGCTGAAGTTGAACACTATATGCCGAGAATAGATAAGGTATACATTACACGTAAAGGCGAATTTAAAGTAGCAACAGGTGTTCCATCAGAAAATCCTAAAGCTCCAGAAACTCCTGAAGACTCAATGGGAATTTATAACTTACAATTAAATCCTTTCGTATATGATATATCTGATATTGTTCCACAAATAATTGAAAATAAAAGATATACAATGAAAGATATTGGTGCTCTAGATAAAAGAATAAAAAATCTAGAATATTATACTTCATTATCTTTATTAGAACAAAGTGCCGCTGATGTGGAATTATTTGATAGTGGTGGATTCTCAAGATTAAAAAATGGATTTATAGTAGATGGATTTAGAGGCCATAATGTTGGTGACCCATCAAATCCAGATTATACTGCAGCTATAGACAAAAAGGCAGGTATCTTAAGACCTAAGTTTGATGAAAGAAATGTTAACTTAGTTAGATTAAGTTCAGAAGCAAATGGTAATGGTTCAAATGCATTTGCACAAAAAACTGGTTCTCTTGTAACATTACCTCATACAGAAACAAATTATATTAATCAACCTTATTCATCATTTGCATCAAATGTAAATCCATATAACGTATTTAGTTGGGCAGGTATGATGGAACTATCGCCTGAATCTGATGAATGGAAAGAAACAGATGTAAGACCAAATGTTATTATTGATGATTCAGCTTCATATGACCAATTTGCTCAAATGGTAGAAGAGCAAGGTATTTTAGGTACAGTATGGAATGAATGGGAAACAAATTGGCAAGGTGTCGAGGTTGATGTAGATACACAACTTACTCCAGGAAGACAGGTAGGTAGAAGAGCAAACTTATTTAACCTTAGAGGATTTCCTTTTGAAGAAGGTTTCTTTGGATTTGGAGGACCTGCAGTAGTTGGAGGAAGCGAAACAACTATAACATCTACTACTACTACAACTAATCAATCAAGAAGTGGTTTAAGAACTGACCTTTCATTCGACACAGTACAAAGAACAGATGGAACAAGAGTTGTTGAAGTTAACTTTGTTCCATTTATACGTTCAAGAAAAATATTTTTTAAAGCGCAATTGCTTAAACCAAACACAAGAGTTTATCCATTCTTTGATGGAGTAAACGTATCTAATTATTGTATAGAAACATCATATACAGAATTCTCTGATAGAACTGATGTTATAACATACGAAAATTTAGATGAAACAAGTTCAGAAATTTCAAATGGTAATTTAATTACTGACGCTTCAGGCATAGTTGAAGGTTCGTTTATTATACCAAGAAATGCCGCTCTTAAGTTCCAAACTGGTGTAAGAGAATTTAGACTTACAGACAGTTCTACAAACAATAAAGATAGCGAAACCACCTATGCCGAAGCTCAATATCATGCACAAGGATTAATAGAATCTGTAGAGAGTAGAATTGTATCTACAAAGGTTCCAAGATTAGTTCAATCAGAATTAAATGAAGATAGAACATTAGTTGATACACAAGTAAGTGAAACAACAACTTGGGTTGACCCATTAGCAGAAACTATTTTAATTGATAAGCAAGGTGGTATCTTTGCCAAATCAGTTGACCTATTCTTTAAGACAAAAGATGCTGCAGTACCTGTAAGAGTTTCAATACGTACAACACAAAACGGTACACCAACACAGAGAATCGTTCCAGGCGCTGATAAGATTTTATATCCATCATCAGTGAATGTATCAGCCGATGCATCAGTTGCAACAAACTTTGCTTTTGATTATCCAGTTTATCTTTCACAAGATACTGAATATGCAATTGTTATAACATCACAATCAGATGGTTATGAAGTATATGTTGCTGAAATGGGTGGATTCGATTTAACAAATACATCTGAAAGAATTACAAAACAACCATATAATGGTGTATTCTTTAGTTCACAAAATGCTTCAACATGGACACCAGAACAAAGTAAAGATTTAAAATTTAAATTAAACAGAGCTTCATTTAGTACATCAGAAAAAACATTAACATTAGTCAATGATGCTGTACCAGCAAGAAGATTACAAGGTAATCCATTAGCAACAACTCAAAATTCTGGAGTCATTACAGTGACTCATAAAAACCACGGAATGTATGGTGGTGGAAGAGTTACAATTGCTGGAGCAACGGATACAAATGGTATATTAGCTGCTAATATTAATGGTGACCATGTTATAAGTAATGTTACACATGATAGTTATACTATTACTGCAGCAAATTCTGATGTATCAACAAACAGTTCAGCTGGTGTTGGTGCCGGCGGTGGAAGTATAGTTACAGCAACTGAAAATAGACACATGGATGTTATGTACCCAGTACTTCAAAATATTCAAGTTCCTGGAACAGCTGTTAGATTCTATCTTTCAACTTATACTAACAAAAGCATTAATGGCACAGAAACAGCATATTCTGCAGTAAGTAATGAAATCGAAATATTACCAAATAAAAACTTTACATTTAGTGCACCAAGAGTTATTTCTTCAGCAATTAATGAAACAAATAGCCAAGGTGGAAATAAATCTTATAAGATAAGATGCGTATTAAGTACAACAGATGAAGCTTTATCACCAGTCATAGATTTAAATAGAGCATCAGTACATACTATAGAAAATTTAATTAGTAGTAATGGAGGCTCAGAAACAACTTCAACTGGTGGAGCTGAACTTTCAAGATATATTACAAAGAAAATAGAATTAAATGAAGAAGCTGATAGCGCAACTGTATTTATGAATGTTAATAGACCAGGTTCAGCAAATGTTGATTTATATTATAGAACACTTGAAGGTGGTTCATCAGCTGATATCAATGATGTTGCATTTACACTTGCTTCTCCAGCTGAAGCAATACCTGTTACTGAAGGTAGCTTTAGTGAAGTAAGATATGATTTAGATGAAACAGTTTTAGCTGCAGCAAATATTGGTAGCTTTGGAACAATACAATTTAAAATAGTATTACGTTCAACATCAACATCGAATGTACCAAAAATAAAAGACTTTAGAGCAATTTGCGCAACATAGGATAGATTATGCCAAGAAAGAAAAAAGTAGAAAATTTACCAGGCTTTGAAAAGGATACTGTTACGAATGCAGTTATAAATACTAATAGTACAGCATTTGCTAATCGTAGAGAACAACGTTCAATTATGAAATCTAAGGATGCTGAATTAGAGCAAATGAAAAAGGATTTAGAAGAAATTAAAACTCTCTTAAAAAAATTAGGTAAGAAATAATGGCGAATAAAGAAACAAGAATATATAAGACAGATACTTTAGAACAGTTACGTCAAAAGGCGAATGAGGTCTCATTACATTTAGGTGATAATGAACAACTTGCTTCTAATCTCACTGATAAAACTTATGATTTTGTTGATGTATCAGCAGGTGATTCTTTATTTCAAGGTAATGATGATAACGCAAAAACAATTAGATTTGAAATTAAGCCAGCAGAAGTATTAGATAATACTGGTGGTTATATTATATTAAAAGATGTTAGTTCACTAACAGGATTTGCTGCAGGAGATACACTTACACAAAGTGGTGGATATTCAGCAACAATCGTAGCATCATCTACTGAAAAGATTTTAGTTAAAAACTCAACAGGTACTTTTAGTTCTTCTACAGATATTAGTGATGGTACAAATACAATTGCTCATGCAAATGTAGATAGACTTATAGGCGAATCTTATAACGTAGGTGTTGTAAGAGTTTATAAAAATGGCACAGAATTAACACAAGGCTTAACAGCAAATGGTTTCCACGTAGTAAGCTTAAGAGGTACTGTTCCTTTATCAAATACTCCAGACGTTTCAGATATTACTGAAGGTACAGTTTTAAATCAATCAAATGGATTTACAGCAACTGTATTAAGAGCAACTTCAACACTATTATTATTTAAGAGTTATACTGGTTCTTTTAGTGCTGGTGCAAATTTAAGATTTTCAGATAATAGTACTGCAATTGCTGCTTCAGACCACGGCGCTTTAACTGTTATTGATGATTCTTACGGTAATGCTATTGAATTAAATACAGATGCATCTGCAAATGATGATATTAAAATATTTAGTATGGATGTTGTTGCTGCAGTAAATGAATTGCAGGATGATGTTGGTGTCACAGAAAATTTAACAACTACTGCTACAAATCTTGTAAATGCAGTAAACGAACATGACGCTGAATTAGGTACGATTACCGATGCTGCTATGGGTACTACAGCTTCAACTGTATCTACAGCAATAAGAGAACATGAAGACCAAATTGGTAATGCAAATATTAATGCAATTGCAACTTCTGATAATACAATTACAACAGCACTTAACCAATTACATTCAGAAGTTGGTGACTTATCTCTTAACTTAAGTGCAACAGATTTAACAGATGCTGTTAATGAATTAGAAGCAGATTTATTTAATGCTGAAGGTGGAACAAAAAGAACATTAGGTAGTTTATTAACAAATGATAAGACATCGATTGTCGATGCAATAAATGAATTACATAGTGAATTATTTGTAGATGGTACAGGCGTAGCATTTACTGGTTTATCAGCAGATTATTTCAAAGAAGCAATAGAAGAATTAAGAACAGAGCTTGGTGACCATACAGCTCTAGGAACAAATACAACAACAGATGCAGTTTCTGCAATTAACGAATTAGAAACTGGTATTAGAGGAACTAATAGTAATTTAGTTTCTACAATATTAACAACAACTGCAAATGATTTAGCTGCTGCAGTAAATGAACATGACGCTGAATTGGGTACAATTACTGCAGGTGCAATGGGAACAACTGCTTCAACAGTAAGTGGAGCAATTGCCGAACATGAAACACAAATAGGTAATGTTGATATTACAACAATTGCATCAGGTAATAATACAATCACTGGAGCATTAAGTCAATTACATACTGAAATTGGTGATATTACAGCAATAAACGGTACTTTTGTAAATGATTCAAACTTAGTTGCTGCTTTAAATGAATTACAAACAGAAGTTGGAGCTAACGCTTATGTTGCAGGTGGTCCAGCCGATACTGCTAATCCAACTAATTTAACTTCTGCTATAAATGCTATTGATGGTGAAATAGGTAATACATCATATACTGGTGCTGATATTACATCTGCAATTAATACTGCTCAAGTACTATTAGGTACAGAAGATATTACATCAATTGATAGTAACTCAGATACAGTTACAGGAGCATTAAATCAATTACATGCAGAAGTAGGTACAGTATCTTTAAATAGTGGTTTAGGTTCTACACTTACATCAGCTGTTAATAATATTCAAGCTGATATTAATACTGCAGGGTCATTAACAAGTTTAAATACAACAAATAAATTTATTGTTGGTGCAATAAATGAACATGAAACCGACATAGGTAATATGACACTTACAGGCGTAAGTGCAACTGATTTATCTGCAGCAGTAAGAGAACTTGCTTCAGAAAAATTTGATAGAGTTTCAAGTACAGAACAAGGTATAGAAAGTGATATATCATTTGGTGCAAATTCAAGTAATAAAACATTAACAATAGAAGCTGGTTCTACATTAGATGTAAGTGAAGGAAGTCTTATTATCGGTGGTGGAGCTGGTTCACAAGTTGCTTTTGATACTGCCTTTATAGAACTAACACCTAATACTAACCAAAGAGGTTTAGTATTCGAAAGGTCTGATTATAATGCAAGTAATCCAGATGTAAAAATTCAATGGAATGAAAACCAAGTTGGTGACAATAAAGGTGGAAGAGCTTTTCAAATTGTAGGACTTGATGATTCAGGCAGTGCAATTACAAGTGGTGTAAATAACGGTGCACAAGATATTGTAACATTCTATAATGCTAAAGATTTAATTTCAAGTAATAGTGAAACAGGAATTGATGTAACATGGGATTCAGCAAATGGTAATTTTGATTTTGCATTAGTTGCAGACCCAACAATTACTTTAAGTGGTGATGTTGCAGGTTCAGTTACTTTAACAAACCTCGCAACTGGTACATATACAATTACATCAACAATACAAGCTGGTTCAGTTGAAAACAGTATGTTAGCTGGAAGTATTGCTGCTTCTAAATTAGCAGGTTCAATACCAAATAATAAACTTTCAAATTCAAGTATTACAATCAGTGATGGTACTAATACATCACCTGTTGCTTTAGGTGGAACATTAACATTTAGTAATGTTTCTGGAGAAACAACTGTAACAGAAAATGCTGGTACAGTTACAATTGGTTTACCAAATGATGTCACAATTGGAAATGACTTAATTGTTACTGGTGATTTAACAGTTAATGGTACTCAGACAACGTTAAATACAACAACATTAGAAGTTGAAGATACATTAGTTCTTGCAGGTAATAACCTAGTTTCAGAACCTAGTTCAGGTGGATTTGGTTTAGAGGTTGGACCAATCACAAGTCCAAGTGGTGTTGCTTCTGGTGTTACAGGTGCTCACTCAATTGTATATAACTATGCAACTGACCAATGGGAAGCAGATGGTTCGTTAATTCTTTCTAGTGCTACACTTTCAACTCCTCAAGTTGAAGGAAGTGATTTTGGTCCTGGTGATAATTTAACATTTACTGCAGGAACTGGATTAAGTGAAAGTGTATCAGGCTTTGCGGTAACATATACAAATACAGATAGAGGTTCATCACAAAATATATTTAAAACTGTAAGTGGTAATACTGGTTCAATTTCAGCTGGTAGTAATAATTCATCATTTACAATTTCAGGTGGGACTTCTTTAACAAGTTCTGTATCAGGTACTACATTAACAATAAATCATGATAACTTTATTACTGCAGGAACTTATGGTAATGCCTCAACAGAGGATGGACAATATGTTAAATCCGTTACAGTTAATGCTCAAGGTCACGTTACAGCTGTAACAACTGATGACTTTGATGATAGGTATATTAGGTCTTTTGTTTTAGAAGATGGTGATGGAACTGAAGTAACAATTGTCGATGGTAAAGAATTTAAGTTTGTAGAAGGAGCTGGAGATGGCGCTTCTATTGATATTAACTTTACAGACACTTCACCAGGTTCAGATGCTGACCCATTCGATTTATCTTTTGCAGTTACAAATACAGATAAAGGTTCAACACAAAGTATATTTAAAAGAGTTATACCAGAAAATGATGCTGGTACAGATTTAGGTACAATTACTGCTGATAATAATAATGATATTTTATACATTCAAAGCGCTCAAGTAGATAATACTGCAGGTATTGCTCTTGGTGTTGATGCAGCAAATGATAGATTAACAATCTCTCACGCAAATACATCATCAGCAGGAAATGTAAGTGCAGCAAATAATACTTATGTTAAGAGTTTAAATTTTGATACATACGGTCACGTAACAGGAACATCAACAGGTTCAATATCTGCTACTGGATTAGTTAGCATTAATAGTTCTGGACAAATTTCAACAACTGCAGATAACTATGGTTCATGGCAACTATATGTAAATAATGTATCACAAGATGCAATTACTTCAGGTGAAAGAGTTGGATTTGATGAAGGTGCTGGTATTGATTTATCTTGGGATGGAAATGATTTACAAATTACTCACCAAGATACATCTAGTCAAGACTCTGTAAATAATTCAGGTAATAATTTTATACAAGATATTACATTAGATACTTTTGGTCATATTACAGGAATTACTTCTGCAGGTGTGAGTATTAATGATGCAACAATTACACTTAATGCAGGAACAGATTTAAGTACTGGTGGTAACTTTACAACTAACCAAGGTTCTGCTGAAACAATTACAATAAATCACAGTGATATAGGTAGAACAAATAATACATCTTCTACATCACCAGGATTTGGCGGTAACTTTACAGCAATCGATAGTGTTACTACAAATGCAAGAGGACACGTAACAGCAGTTAATACAAAAACAGTAACATTACCAAGTCCAAGTTATCCTACTGTAAATAATGCAACAATAACAATTTCTGCGAGTGGTGGTTTATCAGGTGGCGCAGCTTTTACAACTAACCAAGGTTCTGCTGAAACAATTACTATTTCACATGCTGATACATCATCTCAAGCTTCAATAGGAGCTTCTTCTAGAAGATATATAAACAGTGTAACACTTGATACTTATGGTCACGTTACAGGTCTAACTACAGCAACTGAAACAGTTGTAAATACAGATACAACATACTCTGCAGGAAATGGTATTTCATTAAGTGGTACAACATTTAGTGTAAGTGCTGGGTCTGGATTAATTCAGACAGCTGGTGGATTGACTATAGAATCTGACCAAAGAGGAACAATACAATCAATAGGATATAATAGTTCTAATACTATTCATACTGACAATGGTTATATTAGATTTAGAACAAATGCTGGCGATAGATTCTTAATGGAATCAGATGGTGATTTCCATGCCACTGGAGACATAGTTGCTTATTCAACATCACCGTCAGATGAAAGATTAAAAGAAAATATTCAAGTTGTTGATGGTGCATTAGAGAAAATATCTCAATTAAAAGGTGTTACTTTTGATTGGAAAAAAGATGGAATAAAATCAGCAGGTTTAATAGCACAAGATGTTGAAAAGGTATTACCAACTGCTGTAAAAGAAAAAGAATTAACATTAACACATGATGATGGTGAAAAATATAAAGTAATTGAGCATTCACAAGTAACAGCACTTATAGTTGAAGCAATTAAAGAATTAAAAGAAGAAAATAAATTACTTAAGGCTGAGATTGAAAGTCTTAAAGATATAAATAGTTAATATAAAATGGCAGTTTACTCAAATTTAACAATTGACCAAGGAGCAAGTTTCAGTGCAAACATTGATGTAACTGATTCTGATGGAGATGCTTTAAATTTGGATGGATATAGTGTAGCTGGACAAATACGTAAAACATATTCATCAACAACTGCAGTAGATTTTACGGCATCTATCATAAATGCCTCAGCCGGAGTTGTACAAATAAGTTTGAGCGCAACTCAAACAAATAATATGAAGGCTGGTAGATATGTATATGATGTAGAAATTAATAGTGGCGGAACAATTACAAGAGTCGTAGAAGGCCAGGTAGAAGTCACCCCAGGAGTTACAAGAGATTAAAAATGGCAATAAAAGGCAAGATAAGAAGTAATCCTAATATAAGAGGAAAAACAAGTGTTGGTAATCAAATAACTGCTCAAACACTTAAACTTGGAAGTATTGCACTTTCAGACTTAACTGATGTCAATGCTCAAGGTCAAACAGACGGAGCTATGTTAATATACGACCAAAACACAGCATCATATGTAGTAACACCTACAATAGAAAATGAAAATACGGTAATATCCGGAGGATTATACTAATGGCAGCAAGAACAAGAATTAAGAACCTGACCAGTGCAACAGCTAATGCACCTACTATTCTAAAAACAGGTGAATTTGGTTATTCATACGGTTCAGGTACTCAAGCAAATGGTGGTGATAGATTATATATTGGTACAGGCACAGAGACTTTAGGTGTTGCATCTACTCAACAAGTTGTAGGTGGTAAGTATTTTGTAGATTTATTAGACCATGTACATGGTACAGCTACAGCAAATAGTGCACTTATTGTAGATAATAATTTACATATTGATACACTTAATATTGAAAATTTAGCACTTGAAACTTCAGGTGGTAGTGGACAAGTTGTTACAAGTATTGAAACAACAATGCCTGGTTCACCAACTAATGCACAACTTATTTCAGCTTTAGCTGTTAAAACATATATTGATACAGAAGTTACAGCTCAAGATTTAGATTTTCAAGCTGATTCAGGTGGTGCCTTATCAATTGACCTAGATTCAGAAACATTAACAATTGCTGGTGGAACAGGATTATCCACAGCAGGTTCAAGTAATACAGTTACAGTAAATATTGATAATACTGGTGTTACAGCAGGTTCATACGGTTCACAAACACAAATACCAACCTTTACAGTTAATGCTCAAGGTCAATTAACTGCTGCTTCAACAGTTGCAGTTGCTACAGCATTAACAGTTGATGGTGATACTGGTACTGGTGATGTTGATTTATTAACAGATGATTTACAAATTTTAGGTACTGCTAACGAGATTGAAACAGTATCTTCTAAAACTGGTACAGATGTACAAGTTCAAATTGGTTTACCAGATGATGTAACAATCGGAAATGATTTAACAGTTACAACAGATTTAGATGTTGGTGGTTCTAACTTTACAGTTGCAGGTGCTACGGGTAATACAACCATTCAAGGTAACTTAAATGTTAATGGTTCAACAATTAATCTTGGTAATGGTTTATCAGATAACGTTGTTATTTCTGGTAACCTTACAGTTCAAGGTACTACAACAACAGTTGAATCAACAACAATTACAATTGATGACCCAGTTATTGCATTAGCAGATAATACAACCTCAAATACATCAGATGGTCTAGACCGTGGTGTTAGATTTAAGTGGGGAACAGGTTCTGCAGTTGCTACAGGTTTCTTTGGTTTCGATATTCAAACAGAAAGATTTGTCTTTACAAAAGACGAAACAGTTACATCAGATGACTTCTCTACTCCTTGGAGTGATGCAGAATTTGGCGATGTATATGCAACTGGTGCAGACATTGGTAATATACAAGTTGGTATTACTGGTGATAACGAAATTGATACAGTATCAGGTAACCTCACAATTGATTCAGCAGGTGGAACAGTTACTGTTGATGATAATTTAAGTGTTACAGGAACCGTTACATTAACAAACGATTTAGCAGTAACTGAAGGTGGTACTGGCGTATCATCATTTACTGATAATGGTGTTTTATATGGTGATGGAAGTAATGCATTAGATGTTACAGCGGCAGGTTCACAGTACGATATATTACAAGCAGGTGCAGGCGGAGTACCTGTATTCTCAAATCTCATAGACGGCGGAACCTACTAATATAAATAAACTATATTAACCTGTATATACAGGGTGAAAAATTTTTAATATAAACTCTATATAGAGATTGAACAGATAGGAGTAGCCAAAATTGGCCCGACAACAAGATATTCGTTTAAGACGTTCAGCGACGGCTGGAGCAGTCCCAACTACTAGCGCATTAAACCTAGGTGAGTTAGCAATTAACACCTATGATGGTAAGTTATACTTAAAAAAAGATGTAAGTGGAACAGAAACAATTGTAGAAATTGGTGGAGATTCTGGGACACAACAAACAGCAGTTTATAAAGAATATGTTTATACAGCCACAAATAACCAAACAAGCTTCTCAGGTTCAGACGATAATTCACAAACACTTTCATATGTTGTAGG